AAATGGCACAGCAGCAGATGCAGCTACAAGAGCGACAGACTGCCGTTGCTGAAATGAAGATCCAATTAGATGCTCAGATGCGTCAGATGAAACATGAGTTAGACACAATGAAAGCACAGCAAGCATTTGCTCTTCAGTCTGACAAACAGGATCTAGCTGAAACACAATTTGAGCACAAAGAATACGTCAACCTAGAAGAACTAGAGATTGCACGTAAAGCCGACGATGTTCGCGCTATAGCAAGCCCTAACGGCTAATAACTACCATTAACTAACCAAGGAAGCAAAAACTATGCCAACCCAAGAAGAGCAACTTGTGGTGGCTGGGGATGAAGCAAGCACTATACTAGATAGTACTGCTTTTAACTCAGTCATCAACGAACTGGTCGAAAGGACTTTTCAGTCTTTTGTAAACACACAACCTGGCGACCAGGATAAAAGAGAAGATGCATACAGCCACTATCGCGCATTAGTAGACGTGGTTGATACATTGAAACAGCGAGTTCAAGTGCGTGACAGCATTGTAGAACAGCAGAACGGCGAAACCAGCCAAGAGGAGCCAGCACCATGAATGATAACAACGTGCAAAATGACAACTCTCAGCCGCAAAATCTTGATGTAGATGAAGCGGCAGAAGCAATCTTAGGACGATGGGACGACGGGGAAACCTTATCTGAAGTTGATGAAGATGCGACATCCGAAGACCTCAATGAGACAGAGGTAACTGAAGATGGACTAGACAATGAAGACACTGAAGAAGACGATGAAAGCGATGATAACCTTGATGACCCTGATGACACAGACGAACTAGATGACGAAGATGTTGGAACTGATGATGAAGACGAAGATGATGAAGAGGACGAAGAACCTCTAGCAGCTTCAGACGATCAGATTGTAGACATCAATGTCAACGGTGAGTCTAAACAGGTATCTGTAAAGGATTTGAAACGGCTCTATGGTCAAGAAGCGTCTTTAACCAAAAAGTCTCAGGATTTAGCCAACCAGCGAAAACAATCAGACGAAAGCCTGGCACAAACGCAGTTGTCATATCAAAAACTACTAGAACGCGCCGAAGCAAGGTTTAAACCTTATGCCGACATTGATATGTTGGTAGCTAGTCGTCAGATGGATCCAGATACGTTTGCCCAACTACGACAAGACGCAAAGCAAGCAGAGGAAGACTTAACTTTCTTGAAAGAGGAAAGTAACACGCTTGTATCTCAACAACAGCAACAATTTGCAGAACAATCCAAAGAAGCTGCCGCAAACTGCGTCAAGGTTCTCCAGGAGCAGCTGCCAGATTGGGGTAACGAACTCTATTCAGACATTCGTAACTACGCTGTAAAGTCGGGACTTCCACAAGAACAGGTTGACCAATACACTGACCCACAAGTCATTATGTTGATTAACAAAGCACGTCTCTATGACCAATCAAAACAGTCCGCTAAAAGCAAAAAAGCAAAAGCCAAACTGACGAAGTCAAAAAGCGGTAAGACCAAAGTTCTTAGTTCTAGAAAAGCACCATTAAGTAAAGAAGGAGCTGCCGAAAGAAAACGGCAAGCAGCTATAAAAAACTTACACGGTCATAGTGATTTAGATGACATTGCAGCAGCTCTCATGAGTGGCTGGAAAGACTAATCAAATCTTGTCTAATTTTCAAAAAAACATAAGGAATACAATACCATGACCCTACTCACTTCATACACAACTGTGGGCCAGAAAGAGGACGTCTCAGATATTTTGAGTAACATTTCTCCGTTTGATACGCCCATGCAAGCAATGTGTAAAAACGAAAAGATATCTGCTCGTACATTCTCATTTTTGGAGGACAGTCTCGCAGCGGCTGGCGTGAATGCCGCCGTCGAAGGAGCTACAGCGACGATGATTGCGTTAGACCCACAAGTAGAACGTACTAATACGACACAGATCTTAACAAAGGGATTCAACATCTCCGCTACAAGTGATGCTGTCGCCACATATGGAAGAAAAACCGAAACGGCCCTCAACCTCGCCAAGAAGTTGAAGGAGATCAAACGCGACTATGAACACGCATTAGTTGGTGTTGCCCAGGCAACTGTAGTTGGTTCAGCTTCAGTAGCGCGGAAGATGACTTCTTTCTTAAACCAGATCTCTACAACAATCGATGCCGGAAGTAATTCTACAGATGCCCTTACAGAAGCAAAGCTATTGGAAGCTGGTCAAACTGCTTACACAAACGGTTCAGACGTAAATACTTTTATGATCAAAACCGCAGATGCTCAAATAGTCGCTGGTTTCTCAGCAGCATCTGGTCGTAACCGCGAGATCGCACAAGGTAAGACATTGGTAAATGCGATTGATTTATATGTATCACCATACGGCGAATACAGAGTTGTGCTTAACCGCCAGCTAAAATCAACACACGCTCTATTGATAGATCCGTCAATGTTTAAAACTTGTACGCTGCGTCCATTTACACGCACACTACTTGCCAAGACAGGTGACTCAGATTCTCATCATATTGTCGGAGAAGTAAGCTGCAAACATACCAACTTTGCAGACTCAGTTGCAATCACAGGATTGTCATAAGTCTGAGAAAATAGACCACGAATAGGTCTTTATCAATTAGGTCACCCAGAGATACACATAGGTTTTGCTCTCCTTACTTTGTGTCACTTTGGGTGGCCTTTTTACGTTTTAAAGGTAGCACAATGACTAATCAGAACAAAAAACACCACCAGCCAACATTAATACAAAACGAAACAAACTTCATCCATGAGCATGGGGAGTTGATTGGTAAACACACACAAAACATATCTCAATCGTTCTTAGACGATCTGAAAGACGCTCGAAACCAAAGCAGTTCGAAGCCTACAGGAGATATGATGCGAGTAGCGTCTATACCGACAGCCGTTGTCGAAAAATGGATGCGAGAAGGATTTGATATCTGGGAAGCTAAAGGCTCAGAGGTTGTCCGCAAGCTAAAGAACGAGGACTTAGATATGTTCCTCACAACCGATAAGAGGGTCTAGCAAATGAGTTTATACGATAACATTCGCAAAAGAAAAGCATCAGGTAAAAAGCCTCGCAAAGTAGGTTCACCTGGAGCGCCCACAAATGCAGATTTTGCTAGGGCAGCACTAACCGCCCAACCTCCTAAGAAGAAGAAAAAAAAGAAAAAGAAAGTAACATAAACCATGAACAAAGGTGAAATTCGAGCACATTTTATAGCTCTACTTAATCGCAGCGATTGCTCGAATGCACTTGCTGATACATTTATTGACCAGGCTATCACTAGAATACAGAGACAGCTGCGTGTCCCATCTATGGAAAAACAGAACCAATACAATGTAACTAACGCATCTGGTACTTCTCAAGTAGTAATACCAGCTGACACATTAGAAGTTATAGAGTTATATTATGACGGCAGTACGCTTACACGCATCCCTCTCCATGAAATGATTGAGTATCAAAAGACAGGCGAACTTGGCACTCCAAAGTTCTTCTGTAGAGAACAAGGTAATATCAAGATATACCCTATGCCTACCTCTGGCACGCTGTATCTAAATTACTATGCAGAACAAGCGGTACTAGCATCAGACAGTGACACTAATATGCTAACCACAATAGCATCTGACTTACTGACATACACAGCACTGTCATACGCCGCCGACTACTTCTTAGATGAACGTGCTGCAGTCTTTGATCAGAAGTCTGGGTCTTTCTTAGCTGAAATACAGGAACACGCAAACAGTTCAGAACAGTCTGGTATCAACCAAGTTGTTCGTCCTACACATTATTACGAGGATTAATACAGATGGCATCAAAATCTAGTTTCTACAACAACTCTGGTGTAACTAACACACAATCAAATGCTATAGACGCAAGTGTCGATAACGCAGAAGCTAGTGCTACAGCATCTGAAAATTCAGCTAACAACGCATCTGCATCTGCGTCCACTGCTACAACTAAGGCATCTGAAGCATCTACTTCAGCTTCCACAGCCACAACCAAGGCATCTGAAGCCTCAACTAGTGCATCAACAGCAACAACTAAGGCATCTGAGGCCTCAACTTCAGCTACTACAGCAACAACTAAGGCAACTGAAAGTGCAACAAGTGCAACTGCTAGTGCTAACAGTGCAACAGCGGCATCGACTTCAGCATCTACAGCTACAACCAAAGCAAGCGAAGCATCTTCAAGTGCCTCTACAGCATTGTCCCATAAGAATGATGCACAGACAGCAAAGACTGCCGCAGAGACAGCGGAGACTAATGCTGAAACCGCTGAGACTAATGCGGCTTCAAGTGCGACAGCTGCATCTACATCAGCGTCAAGTGCTTCGACTTCAGCATCTACAGCTACAACAAAAGCTGGTGAAGCGGCTACTTCAGCGTCAACTGCTACAACTAAAGCTGGCGAAGCGGCGACTTCAGCATCTAATGCAAGCACAGCCGCAACGACAGCCACAACAAAAGCATCTGAAGCATCTGCTTCTGCATCCAGTGCGGCTAGTTCTGCAACAGCGGCATCAGCTTCTAAAGACGCGGCATTAGCGGCATTGGATAGCTTCGACGATAGATACCTAGGTGTAAAGTCTAGCAATCCATCAGTTGACAACGACGGAAACGCATTGGTTGCTGGTAGCCTCTATTTCAACAGCACTGACGACACTATGAAAGTGTACGAAGGTTCTGCTTGGGTAGCGGCTTATGCTTCATTAAGTGGTGCTGTGTTGCAAGCAAATAACCTTTCAGACTTAACAAGTGCGTCTGACGCAAGAGCAAACCTTGGGTTAGGTACAGCGGCAACTACAGCGGCTAGTGCATATGCTACAGCGGCTCAAGGTACAAAAGCAGACAATGCGTTACCTAAAGCTGGCGGCACAATGACAGGCGACTTGTCATTCGGTGACAGCGACAAAGCTAAGTTCGGTGCTGGGTCTGACTTACAGATTTCTCACGATGGTAATAATAGTCTTATAGCTGAAGTAGGCACTGGTAATCTTCATATTACCGCACAAGATTTAAGGCTACAAAGTGCTAATAACCAAGACACAATAAAGTGTATTCAGAATGGTGCAGTAACCCTTTATTACGACAATGCCGCCAAACTAGCCACAACCTCAAGCGGAATTTCAGTAACAGGCACAGCCGTAACAGACGGCCTTACAGTTGCAGGTAATGTTTCAGTAGACGGCGGCACAATCAAGCTAGACGGAAACTATCCTGTTGGTACAGACAACGTGGCGTTGGGTAATACTGCACTTGATGATGGTAGTTTAAGTGGTGGCTATAACACAGCAGTTGGTACAGGGTCACTAAGTGCAAATACTTCAGGACAACAAAACGCTTCTTTGGGTGCGTATTCATTAGATGCAAACACAACAGGTAGTTACAATGCAGGGTTTGGTCAGTCTTCATTAGGATCAAATACTACAGGTAGCCAAAACACTGCTTTAGGTAGAGGTGCATTATCAGCAAACACCACCGCAAATGACAACACGAGTATTGGGTATCAATCGCTTTTAGCTAATACTACAGGAACAGAAAATGTAGCTTTAGGCTCAAACACACTTAGAGCCAACACCACCGCAAGTTATAACACGGCAGTTGGGTACTCTTCTTTGTATAATAATACAACTGGAGGTCAAAACAGTGCGCTGGGTACAGCCGCATTACAGGCAAACACAACAGGGCAAAGAAACACTGCTTTAGGTTGGAATGCTTTACTTAGCAATACAACAGCGCAAGGCAATACCGCTGTTGGAGCATACGCTGGAGATAGTAATACAACTGGAGCAGATAATACCTTTATTGGTTATGACACAGCCCCTGCAAATACAACGGGAGCAAGCAATACTTCTTTAGGTTCAGGTTCTTTACATGCCAACACCACCGCCAGCAACAACACTGCCGTTGGGTATCAGGCGGCGTATACCAGCAATGCAAATTACACTACTGCTGTAGGTCGCAGAGCTTTATATTCCACTACTTCAGGTATATCTAACACTGCTATGGGTGACTATGCAGGTTATTCAACCACTACAGGCCAGATGAACGTGGCTATGGGTGGCGAAACATTCCAAGACAATACGACAGGTAGTTACAATACAGCTCTTGGTATGCTTGCGCTACACTCCAACACCACCGCAAGCAACAACACGGCAGTTGGGTATCAGGCTTCTACTTCCAATACTACTGGGTCAAATAATGCCTCTTTCGGTAGACAGGCTTTAGGCGGTAACACAACAGGCTCGCAAAATACCGCATTAGGTAGATCAGCACTTCAACAAAGCGGCACTGCATCCGAAAACACTGCCGTTGGTTATAGGGCGCTATATACTACCCACTCTGGAGGTGCTAACACTGCTCTTGGCGATATTGCAATGTATTATACTACTGGCGCAAACAATGTCGCTGTAGGTCAAGCTAGTATGTATCTTAATACTACTGGAACTCTCAATGTTGCTGTTGGTAATGCGGCATTAGGTCTAAATACTACAGGCGCAAGTAATACAGCTCTTGGCGTTTACGCTTTAAAATCAAACACCACCGCAAGCAACAACACGGCTACTGGTTATCGGGCTGGGTATAGTAATACTACGGGTATTGAAAATAGTATTTTTGGTAAAGATGCAGGTTATTATATTACAACAGGCTCGAATAACACTTATATTGGTACAGCCTCTGGCCCTAATGCTGGTGCAAGTACAGGCTCGTATAATACTGCGGTGGGACGAAGCGCACTATATAACACTACCACCGCCAGCCTTAACACAGCAGTTGGGTATCAGGCGGGGTATTCTAGCACTGGGGAAAATAACACCTTCATTGGTCGTTACGCAGGTTCGAATGTAACCACGGGCGGCAAAAACACCATTCTTGGTGGCTTTGATGGTAATTTTGGCGGCTTGGACATCCGCACCTCAAGCAACCGCATCGTGCTGTCGGATGGGGATGGTAATCCTCGCATACACGTCGATGATACAGGTGAAGTAAAGATAGGCCACAACTCTAGCCTCCCAAACTTAGCAAATGGTGCGGGTGGTGACGGATTTAGCCTTGGGGTTGCTAACGTATCAGGGACATTTCGAGCGGCGGTTTCCGCATCGGATGCGGCGGCTTGTATTTATTTATCTAAATCAGCCTCTCCCTCTGATAATAGGCATATTTCGTTCTACCGTAATGCTTCGCAGGTTGGAAACGTCACTACCACAACTTCTGCAACTTCATACAATACAACATCCGACCACCGCCTAAAAGAAAACGTGGTGGCGATGACGGGCGCAACGGATCGCCTCAAGCAGCTTAACCCGTCACGCTTTAACTTCATTGCAGACGCCGACACCACAGTTGATGGTTTCCTTGCACACGAGGTTCAGGCAGTCGTTCCAGAGGCTGTCACAGGCACACAGGATGCAGTTGATGACGATGGCAACCCTGAATACCAAGGCATAGATCAGTCTAAACTTGTACCACTATTAGTAAAAACAATCCAAGAGCTAGAGGCTCGTATTACAGCTTTAGAAGGAGCATAACCAATGACAGACTTAACA